TTCTGGTTTCTCTTTATTGAAATGGATCTTTTCGATGAGACGTTGAATAGCACCAAAAGGAATTCGTAATAGGTATGTTTTAAGCGCATCGGTAATATGTGTCAAGTCTTCGCTACCATAATTATTCAATTGGATATTATTAGTTTGGGTATTATTGATAGTAGTATAATTATTTCCGACCTTTGTCAATAATAATTCTATTTGCTTTGCCATTTCTTTCTTTTGCGTTTCCATTTCTTTACACTGTTTTTCCATCGCCTTTTCAAGTTTCTTGATTTGATTTTCATTTTCCTTTTCGAGTTTCTTGATTTGGTTTTCCTGCTTTGTAATAATGGAATTGGAAACATTTGTATTTTCTTTACATCGGTGTAATTCGTGTCTGCGTTTATTGGAAAAATTAGTGAATGTTTCTTCGCAATACTCACAAGTGTAAATATCTGGATGTTTGTGGATGTTTTGTGGATGTTTGTGGATGTTTTGTGGATGTTTTTGGATGTTCTTATCATAAGTGTTTTCATTTTGTTGGATGGGAATTTCATTGAGACGATGTTTCTTTGTTTTCAAGTGTCTATTATAATCGGAAAATCTATGTGTGCTAAAAATACAAATATCACATGTATAAATGGTCATAATTGATTATAATAGTATAATATTTTTATTTGGTTGGGTGCTTTTTGTGTGCTTTTTATGTGCTTTTTATGTGCTTTTTTGTGCTTTTTATGTGCTTTTTTGTGCTTTTTTTGTGCTTTTTTATACCTTTTTTTTTAATAAGAAACTGAAACCTAAATAATATTAATATAAATGTAAAACCATAAGGAATTTTCCAAAAAACTCATAAATGATCCAGTAAAACGACTTTTTTCAAAAAGAGCTCGGAGAGAGAGCCTGAAAAATTCTGAGAATAAAAAAATCAAAATTCGAAATGTGAATTATTTAGTAAGTTCATAATGATATATTTTTAAAATATCATTTATTTCATTTTCACTTCTATAAAACCCAGACCGAAATTCAGGTTCTTTTTTTAAATATTTATAATTTATAGTCATTGGTAAATCTAATCCATTGAAATTTAGAAGTTCAGTATGTATATCTTTACCATTATGTCCAAGTTCTATTATAGAATACATTGGTATAGCATATATACTTCTACATCTTTCTTCATTGGTTAGTGACGCCTTGGCTTTAGCATGCATAAAACCCAGGCATTTTTCATAATTATATTTATTGATTAGCGCCGAATTCCCATCATACTTTGATGTAGCTTTTTCCATAGCTTGGAAAGCTCTTTTCTTTTCACTTTCAGAAATATTGGGTTTAGGCTGACCACCACCAGTAGAATTACTATTATTGGAAATAGGTATATTCTTGGAAATAGGTATGTTCTTGGAAATAGGTATGTTCTTGGAAATAGGTATATTCTTGGAAATAGGTATGTTCTTGGACTGACAACCACCCGTTGAATTACTATACTTGGAAATAGGTATGTTCTTGGAAATAGGTATATTCTTGGATTGACCACCACATGTTGAATTACTATACTTGGAAATAGGTATGTTCTTGGAAATAGGTATGTTCTTGGATTGACCACCACCTGTTGAATTACTATACTTGGAAATAGGTATGTTCTTGGAAATAGGTATGTTCTTGGAAATATGTATGTACTTGGAAATAGGTATATTCTTGGAAATAGGTATGTTCTTGGAAATAGGTATATTCTTGGTATAATTTTCTGTAATTTTTTTATACGATTCATAAAAGATTTCAACGAATTCTTTTTCAAAATTCAAATATCGTGTGATAAATTCATCAGACATTTCACTTTTATTGCGTAATATCTTTTTCAAATAAATATATTCTTCATTAAGAATTTTATTACCCATAAGAACTTCATTGAAATCTTTTGGGATTGATATTCCTCCAGTCTGGATTTCAGAATTATTTTTAAATATATATGCCATAATAAACAATCTCGCAATATTATTTATATAATTGATGTTATATAACTGTTCAAAGTTTATTCGTGACCATAATTTCTTATTAAATATTGTATCGCCCGAAAGAACATTGTCAATATTTCCCTGTTCATAATCATATCTAGTAACTACACGATTCGTAGTGGTACTAACATCTCTGTAAATGGTTCCACCATTTCGGATTCTACCGCACATTTGATTTAATAAGGCGGACATCATTTTTTGATTAGCTTTTGTACTAGCTTTAAGACTTCTAAAAAGAAATATATTTGTAATGTCTTTATTGTTCAATCCTCTTGTAAGGCCATTTACTAAAATACAAATATTATGTTTTCTCAGTTGAGACATATCTATTGCCTTCGTAGATGAATTACATTCATATGCTTCCATATTTTCTGATTTTAGAAATTCAAATGTTTTTCTACTATGGTCGATACTTGATGTAAATATGAAACTCTTTTCGTTATTATTAGCTTTACGAAGTAATATTTTACGGAGTTCTTTCTCATTATAGTATTCAATATTTACAGTATCTAAACAGTCACGGGTGTGGTTTATGACATATATATTAATATTAAACTTATCGACATATGGCATCAAATCAGACCTGATAATTTCATCTAAAGAAGCCGAATAAACATTCAAATGGGTTTGGTTACATATGCGCTCGAGTAAATTAAATCCAGTTTTATTATTGACACTATCGTGTGAAGGGAGTGTCGACTTGGCAAATTTATAAGTACATCCACCGTGAATAAGACCAAACTGGGTCTGAATAGCATCAAACTCGTCGATAATTATAGGATGAGTATCGTCGTGTATATCCAAAATAAAAGTCGGATCACCGCGATTATGTATAAATGGTTTAATAAAACATTCAAAGTCGCCAATAGAAATTGTATATTGATTATGTTCATCGTCCACACATCGTGAAATAGGAATGTTATCTTGTTTCAATAGTTTTTTAAATTCTTTATAAATTTGCCTCGGGAGATACTTACCAGTACTATATGGCACATATATGGTGACTTTTTTTTTCAATAATCGTTTGTAATGCATCATTCTGTCGTATTGGGCTCGTGTTTTACCTGTTCCAGTTCTAGAATAAAAACACGAAAGTCCCAATTTATCGTGGGAATATTCTTTATTCATAGTAATTTTATTTTGCCATTCGAATTTAGTTTCAGAAGTAATTTCAAATAGATTATATGTAGGATCCATATTGGAAATTTTTAAAGGTTTGTGTCGTAGTTCAATGTAGTAGTGGTTGTATAAATTATTTTTTAGAATAATAGAAATCAAATTTTTTCGTTCGTTTTGCCAATGAAAACTATAGTTCTTGTTTATTCAATATAATGATTTCCACGTCTTCGTATAACTGTTCCAATAATTGTTTATCACTTTCATCGATTTTCCCACGGAACGATTTATAGTTAGTATGATTGAAATCCGACAGTTCTTCATCCGGTATATCATTGTAATGGTCATCGAGTATATAGTACTTGTTATCTATGAGCCGTTGTATTGTTTTCTTTTTATTGCGATAGACCCATTTACCATCTTCATAAACACTAATCTTATTATCCCTTTTATTTGTAATCATCAAATTAATATTTTCTGGTTTCTCTTTATTGAAATGGATCTTTTCGATGAGACGTTGAATAGCACCAAAAGGAATTCGTAATAGGTATGTTTTAAGCGCATCGGTAATATGGGTCAAGTCTTCGCTACCATAATTATTCAATTGGATATTATTAGTATTGGTATTATTGATAGTAGTATAATTATTTCCGACCTTTGTCAATAATAATTCTATTTGATCCATAAGACGTTCTTCACGTTCTTTGAATTGTTCTATTTGTGTCTTCATTTCGCACATTTCATCAGATTTTTTTTTACATGACTTCATATGTCTTTCCAAATTATATTTACGTATGAATTGTTTATCACATCCAATACAAGAAAAATGAGTATTTTTGAGTAATTTTGAGTAATTATGAGTATTTTGAGTAATTTTGATACTTTCGGCGGTTTCCCCACCAGTATCGGTTATGTTATTATGGTGCTTCTTGGTAGTTAGGTGTTTATTATAATTTGATTTAGTTGAAGCAAAATATTCACAATGTTTACAGTAATATGATGGCATTAATATAAATACTATAAAATTAATAAACTTAAATGATTTTATTATAGTCTAAATAATGGACAATTTCCATTTATTGCCTACACGTTGTTTAATAGTTTTAAGATACTTTTAGCACCCCTATTCAGATACTTTGAGTAAAAGTAGTATCGCGGAGAGAGAGCCTGAAAAATTATGAGAATAAAAAAATCAAAATACGAAATGAATATTAAAAATATTCATTTCCATTTATCCACCTTTTTTTTTGTAGATTTAAATATAATATTACAATATTCATTATTATGAACAAAAAAAATTGATTCACTATTGATAAGCTTTTTTAATCAACCAACGTCAACATTTCTTCTACAAGTATCACAATCATGAATCGACGACACCAAGAAAAGATGGCTGCCAAGAAAGTTGCCGAAATTAATCTAGAAATATGTAAAAATAAAGTAAAAATAATTGAGATAAGAAATGAACTAAAAACTACTGATAAAGACAAAATGGAAGGTGTTCGACAAGAACAGGCGAAAGAACAACGCGAATTACATTCAATTCGACAAAAAGCAAACCAACCTCGTGAAAATATTCGACAATATATCAAAACAAAATCTAATGAAATTTACACTATAATAGACACGAAACTTAAAAATGCTACCCAAGAACTTAATAATGAAAATGCTAACCAACGCAATCAATATTCACGGCAAAACAATGAATGGAATAATGCTAATTCTGATTTACAAAAGGCACATCAACAACTCCATAATTATATTCAAAATACGGTTAATAGAAACTGTGTCTTAAAAGATGCACTAAATGGTTATGAATTAATAAATTTAGAACCATTAAATGAACTTTTAAAGGAGCGGAAAAAACAATGGGGTGATGAAAGGAAAGTATTCTATGAACGTTTCGCTCCATCAAAAATATTATGGAATATTCATCCATATTACAATGGCGAAGGATTAGAACGTATGATTGAGAATCGTGAAAAAATAGATACACTTTCAAGTGATATCGTAGATAATGCGATGAAACTATTAGATATTATAAGTGATAAATCTAAGAAAATCGAAGAAATAGAAAAACATATAAATGAAAAAAATACAACCCTAAAAAATCTGGAATCCGAATATACAGAAAAAAACAAAGAACTAAATATAATGAAAAGTGAAAATAACAAAATCACTGACAAGGTTCAACAAGCTCAAAATAATGTAAATATAGTTTCATTTGAAGTTAAAGTCGATGAAAAAAATAATGAAATAGAATCTATTAAACTAACCATCCTTGAATTTCAAAAAACGAAAAATCCAATTATTGATACTATTAGTTATTTAACTCAAATAAAACCTTATTGGGAATCTGTTGTCGAAGCAAACGCTAAATTAACTAATAAAGAAGCAGACCTTTGGATGACAGGAAACAAATCAAGGGAACTAAAAATAATTCAAAATAATTATACTAATCTCATTAATAACATAAATAGATACAAGCGAGAAAATCATAATGGAAATATACATATACGAACAAATAATCGTGATATACGTGTTGAATATTTTACTTCAATAGAACCACAAAAAATGGACATAATTAGATCAGACTTTGATTACGACGAAAATTACAAACAATATACTGAATCGATCATAACAGATCCCGATGGTGGTATTAAACTGTTTACTACATTGATTAAAAAATATGAGCTAGATTATTCATCAATTATTTCAGACATGGATATGTTAGACGAACTTAAACTATCTAATGAAAAGCAGAATTTAGTTGTAGTACCCATTAATCTAAAACTTCAGGAATTGAACCGAATACAACATACAAAAACCCAACAAATACAAACAATAGAAAAAGACATAATACCTGAATTGAAAGAAGCATTAATAGAAGCCACAACATTATGGGAATTAGAAAAAGCTTATTTAGAATATGAAAAGATTTCTAAAGAAGTTAATCATATATAATAAACCTAAAACCTACTGATATTTAATTATTCACTTTTTTCTTGTTTATTCAATATAATGATTTCCACGTCTTCGTATAACTGTTCCAATAATTGCTTATCACTTTCATCGATTTTCCCACGGAACGATTTATAGTTAGTATGATTGAAATCCGACAGTTCTTCATCCGGTATATCATTGTAATGGTCATCGAGTATATAGTACTTGTTATCTAT